CACAGAGATGACTATCTAAATAATCAACAAGCATTACTCGATCTAATCGAAACCTATCTCTCTCTAACCAAACTTCCCTTCGTCAAGCTGAAGGCCTCCTCCTAGTCGATACGATCTATAGGCGAGGTGTCCGGACGCTAACCCGGATTTACATAGTTTAGGTCCAGTAAAGTCGGAAATCTGACGAAATTCCTAAAAACATGACCACCCGTCTCATAGCCAGGGCCTGCTAGCCGCTATCCACATTACGTGGGCACGGACTTTCAACGCCCCAAAAGTTAAAACCTTATCCACGGACTGGATGAAGATTTCTTCTTCTGGGGCGAAGCAGCCGGTTGATTAGACTCGACTGGCGGTTTAGGTACAGGCGGCAAAGGCGGAGGACTGGGGGGCGCTATAGGCGCTACCTCTATACCAGTTCTCCGCACCGGCTCCATAACCATTGGCGCTGGCGGCGTCATAGTCCTCGGTAAAACCGTGGGCTCAGCCATTGGCGCTATGGAAACAGGCACTTGTGCGCTTCCCTCTTTTCGATCCCCCGCGGGACCGGGAGCATTATAGGGCTGCTCCTTGCCACGTATCGCCCTCTTCCAGTGTCGAGGCACTCCTTTACCTCGTCTGGAGTCACAGGGACGTCCTTGACTATCATTCACCTGATCAATATCTATCGAGATAGTACCATACTCCATGGTTTTCCACGTATAATCGCCATACGACACCACAAAATTGTAGTGCTGGTCCTTCATGATGTCCGGAAAGAACATTCCGAAACCAGTGTTAGGCGAAGTACATAGTACATCAAAAGAGCAGGTCCAATCCACTTCTACTACTTGACCACTCAGTTTATCTCCGTTTATAGAGGAGTCTTTGTGACCTTTCGTAAGGGTAGTGGACTGTTGCTTATCCGATAGAACCGAGTCTCCCAAGGGAACCACACTAAAAACACCCCCCGTAGGGGAGTAGGTTATGATTCCCTTCCATTCCTCTTCTTCCTCCGCTTTCGCATCGGCTACACATTGAAGACCCTCGCATTGTATATGAATACGAAAGGTCCCCGTGCGCTCAATTTGAAACCGAGCCAAGTGAGTGTCACGATCAGAAAGACGCGTTTGCTCGATAGGAATACTAACAGTTTCCCATCGGTCATCCTGCCATCGAAATAGCTGGATCATTTCGGTCTTCCCAACGATGATGCTCTCCTTGGACTGCCGCGTCGCAATACTGCAAGTTGGTGTACCACAATAGCCTATAAGCAATGCGGTCTCGGCCGGAGGTCGGGGAGAAGGAGGAGGAGTGGGGCTCGGAGGTGACGAGTCAAGATATCACAAGGTGTTCGTAAACACAACGCGGATGGTTAATCTCAAATGACCAGCTATGTCGGAGGAACCGTTACCCTTATACAGGAACCAAAACTGCTCCTTGGTGTGCTCATAATGCGGCTGATCCCCCAACACGCCCGCCCCGTATGTTTTAAGGGCGGACTGTGTAACGGGCCAGCTCGTCGTTGGGAGCAAACCTGAAGCGCGCATCGAACAACTTGTGTCCACATGATACGCAATGCAACCTCTGTCCATTTTACTGGCTTCGGTCACGTAATGGACCTGTAAGGATACGATCCGGTATCGTTGGAAGCTCCCAAGAACTCCCACGAACGCGGATGACTCCGTCAGGTTGGGTCCAAATTTTATGGTCCCGCTGGCGTTTCCGGCAAACGAATTTACCAAGAACGTGAAATTAACCCCTGCATTGAGGCCACCACCTTGTGAACCACGTCCCCGCGTACGGCGAGGGCGTGGCTTTCTGGGCCGCTGAGTTGATACAACGACCATTTGTCGTGCCCGTGGCTGAAGGCGACGACGGTTGCCGGGGCCGGCAGATTTCTTCTTTCCGGCTTTCTTACTCCGTGCAACCATTATGCTAGGCCTGTATATTTGAGCTTACGCCGGAGCCCACCGACAATTGCAACCTAGAACTTTCGGCTGGGGGGGACCCTTCCTCCCTCAGAAATATTTCTGCTCCTCAAGTGATCTACAGGCCAAGAGCAGAATGCAACTCAGCTAAATCCTCGGGAGGAAGGTGACGCAGCTCCTGCAAGATCGAACCAACTGACATTAGCCAGCGAATTCTGTCCTGCTGAGACTGGGACTCGGGGGAAACTCCACAGAGCGGCCCGACGAGCATTTTACCCACATTAGTGGGGAGAGCGACCTTAGCGGAATGGAAGATATGCGAACAGAAATCAAACTTGTCCGCAGCTTCACACTTGAATCCCATTTCCTCATATGCGCTAAGGTTGGTGTCCGTAGACTCGATGGCGTCATCACCCATAGCGACACACCACTTTGCCCCAGCATGCTTACTCATAAGGACTCTCATCCTAGAGTTACTGCTGGAGGTATTGTAGCTGCCGCTCTTTTGAATTCCCGGCGTGGTCTGAGCCAGGAGACAACCATCGGACAAGGAGAAGAGGCTATTGCCTATACACTTCAGCCAGACACTTCGCAAGGTGATCAAATCCTGCGTTATTTCTGCTGTTAAGCGATTTCGGCACTCCATATCATCCTCAAGAAGCCACATGGGGACGCTCCAGTCGAAACCGGAACAGTCCGTGGGAACACACCACTTTTGCCAGTCCGCTACCAATGCATCAGCACTTGGCGCTCCTGAAACAGCAACTAAGCTATCAAGGAACTCGCGAACCTGATCGTCAGTGGATAGACCCATCCCAGGCTTTGAGGGAATAGAGAACCACATCCTCAACTCCTGCTTGTTTTGGCTTTGAAATAACATCCTCGCCACAAGCTGGTCCACCATAGAAACAGAAGCAATGATCCTAAAGCGGCCTTCGTGCAACTTAGCCACCTTATGAGGTTCTCCTTTTACAAAAACCCTCACAGGATCACACACACCATCAAGCACAGCTTGCTCAGGAGAAACCCAAGAATAGGTCAACATTCGCTCCAAGCGTGCTCGAACAAGGTCCCAAACAGCCTCAACCTTATCCTCAGAATCTAACCATTTCTGGTTGATCTTTCGGTTCAGGAATGATGCGTAAGGAACCCCAGCCCCGGAATCCATGGTCATGCTGTTTAGGCACTCACCGAAGTAAAGCCGTGCCAGCCTCCAATTTAGACCATTTCTGATCCAATCTGGACTCCTCTGGGCAGTGTGCGCATACTCGCTCACTGTTTCTTTTATCACTCTCTCCCTCTTTTCGTTGGAGGGCAGCACGGCAGATTTTGATCTAGCAGCTCTGCGCGCTGCTTGAAGCCGGAGGGATCTTAACTCTGCCTCTGCTCCGAAACTTGGCCAACCATAGCCTTCGACTTTACGTCTAAGCCACTCTGAGGCCTCAAGCTTCCTGGCTCCCCACTCACTCCAGTCTGTCCCTTGGGCAGGCCAAAAGTTGGCCTTACATCTTCCTGCCCATTTGAAACCTTCTGGGGGTTCACCTTCTTGGTGCTTTGATTTCGCTTCCAAGTTGTAGAACCCCTTGAAGACCTCTTCGATTGCGGTCCAGCTATTGGCTTTTGTGATAGGTTCTTGATAACCTCGTCCTCTATTCTGCGCCAATTGATTCCAGACTCGGAACCGTTCAGCCATATTGGAGAATCTTTGGACGAACCAGCTGACTCTGTTGCCTGTGCAATCGGGGTTGACTTGGGTGGGGGGGCCGGAGTTTTCGGCTTGGAGATGTCGAATGGGTGCTCCTCCAGTTCTGCTTTGGCCTCCTTGGACAATTTCTTGCCCCTCTTGGCCTTGCTCCTGGCTCGCTCCGCTTTCTTGTACGCCTCCCTCTCTTCCACCGCCATTGAAGCCAATTTGGCTTGTCTGCGGGAGAGTTTCTGCTTCTTCTCCACCACGGGTGTTTGCTGGACATCCCTGTCCGCCTTTACCTCCTCTTTGTGTGGGGTGGAGATCATTGCCGGCCTGGGTTCCACAGCTTTGGGATCCTTGAGAGCCTCTTTCACAGGCTCGGCAACTACCGTTTGATTTCCCTGTCGGTGCAGGGGAGCGCAGTTTAAAGACCGGCTGAAAGGAGCACTCTCAGTGTGCATCTTAGATCCAATGTAATCTAGATACTCATCGAGATCCTCATCATCCGCATCGGCCCAAACATCTGGTTTCTTCTGGTCAGCTCCGCTCAGTACAATTCCGTACCAAATCTTACCTACCTTAACCTTTATGGGTTTGTCTGTGACCTCATAGTCAAAATCATCCACATATCGGGCAAGGGCAGAATCCTTGTACGCAGACTCTGGCTTGTAAGACATCGTGCTGGTTGTTACACCAGGGAAATCTAGCAAAAAGCCAGCCTTATTCTCATAGGCGCCGGGAAGTACCTCGTCTGCTCCAACATGTAGAGCGACCACCCGAGAACGATCATCAAAGATCGGGAGGCCAGAGAACCCATAATCTGAGTTGTACTTCACCCGGAGAGCGACCCCATTCCTTCCCAGTATCATAGCCGGTTGGTTAAACCAGCTACCTTTTCCATTTTGGAAGAACATATTATGAGGCCCTGTGTGCACTTGGGTTATCGGAAGCATGCGGCGAGGCTTGAAGCCGCATAGAGACTGCCAGTTGGCTGCGCCTGTTATCAGTGCCATGTCACCCTTTCCATCCAGATACAGAGGGGTGAAATCTTTCACGTCTATAGCTCCTTTCGGGCCCCAGACGGATGTTGCGTTCTTTAGCACATGGCACGGCACAGCGATGGCTACCTTTCCACTCTGGAGCTTAACACATACTCCAAACCCACAATGACTGCCATCTTCATAGTCAAAGTGAGCTATACACCCTTTAGGCGGCTCCGCGGGTAAGCAAAGCGAGTGGACACCTTGCATAACCGATTCTTTCCTCTCTCCAACAACCTCCCACGTCTTACATGAGCAGTTCTCTCCATGACAAAGCTCAGGGGAAGAGTCCACCCCAGTTGTCGGGTTCGATTTCTGGGGGGACTTCAACACCAGCCTCGTTAATATCGAGATCATCATCCTCATCGGAGTCAGTAAGGCCCAATGTATCGATGTAAGGGTAGTCAAGATCGGCCACATAAGGCGCCGGACAAGAAACCGCACAATCGGTTGTGATGTTGCCCAACAATGAAGCCAAACCATACCCATTAAGGTCATGGTGGTCGTCGGTTTGTACATCACCGCGGCATATATCAAATAGCCTACGAACCAAAAGTACGTTGTCAGCGCGACTTCGAAGCATATGTGGAGGCCGTCTATTAGCCATAGTAGCAACCCTAGCAAAGCCCCACATGAAGTCAGCAGGATCTCTTGGATTAATCCTGGAAAGGACATGAGATACTGCGTTGTTCTGCAGGCGAGTAACCACTTGAACACTGTTACCCCCATTGCTCGTGCGATACAGATGTAAGTACCATCCAACGTAAGCGAATAGTCGTTCACTCTCATTTCGAAAGTTGCACAACCCTGCGTACGGGATTCCTGCACCGCGTCCTTGAGCAGTGTGTACAGCGATGGGTTCGGAATTGATAACTCCAAATCTGGCTCCAAGTCTTCCCATGAAGTCATAGTCTTCGGCTCGGAATCCGCAAATAAGTGGAAAACCGCCGAGGAGCGTGGCGTCATAGGCAAGGTGCCTTCGAGAGGCGCTGCACCAACTTGCCGGATGTGTGAGCATGAGGAGGCAAGCGAAATAAAGAAAAGCGGTAAAGCAACTATCATGATGAGAATCTGGTTGGGAGACATGGTGCTCTAAAACAGCCAAAATCTTCTCACAAGATTCAATTAGAAAGTCGCGAGAGTTGAGATCACAACGAGAGAAAGAAAACCCTTTTGATTGCTCACAGATTTTCTTAATTTCAGAGTTACCTTCAGAACTCATATAAGTACCGGAAAAGAAAGAATGTAAGTAAAAGAACTTATAAGCTAGAGGGTCGTTCAACGGGGCGCCAGTCTCCAAGAAGGTGACTCGAGGCACGAACCGAATGCGAATGATCCAAGGGTCCAGCTTAATTAGTATGACGCACAGAACTCAACCATAAACAAACCAGCCAGATCAATCCAAAAGCTAAGACAGCTAGGATGAAAGCTAGAACTCCTTTGGACACTTCGATTACGAAAGTCGGAATTCCGGGGCAGTTCATCAACGAGAAGAGAAGCAAGTGTGTTTTACAAAAGAAATCGGGGTATTGATTTCTC